GTCATTGACTATTCAAGGTTGTTATTTTGAAGCAAATACAATTTATGAAATCCTTATTCAAAAGCATACATCAACAGCAGGAATCCCTAATAGCATTGTTATTCAAAACAATTATTTCTGTGGTATTTCTGGTAAAGCCCCAACAGCTATTGGCGTAGTTGATGTTTCCACTTTAGATGTTTTAGATAACAACTTTGATAATCAAGGTGTTGCTTATACTAATTCTTTAACTGTTTCAGGAACAGGAACAGCAGATAGCATTAACTGGGGATTTAATAGAGATACCTCTACAAATGGTCCTTCTTTTATTGGAACTACAAAAAATAATATCGCACAATCGACTGCTAATGCTTGGGCCACGTTTAATGGAATAAGTGGTGCTGTTATTAGTGAATCTTATAATATTTCTTCTATTACAAGAAATTCGTCTGGTAGTTATACTGTTGTAATGAATAAACCAATTAACACACTTTATTGTGTTCTTGTAAATGCTGAAAATTTTGGTGCTTATGGTAATCCAATGATTGCTGCTGCAACAGTTACAAATTCAACTACATTTAATATTTATACAGCAACTGTCGCTACAAATAATGTAGATGCTAGGACAATTAGTTTTGCTGTGTTTGGGTAAAAAAATAACATGAAAACATTTACATTAGAAGATAACGAAGCAGCATTTATTGTTCGTGTAGTAGGGCAGCTTCCTACTGAATCAGGGGCATATCCATTGCTTCAAAAACTACAACAACAGTATGCTTTAATTACTGAAGAACCACCAAAAGCGGAATAATATGACTACCAGTTACTCACAATCCAGAGACAGCGTTATTAATGGAGCACTCCGTGTATTGGGGGTAATTGGTGCTGGAGATAGCCCAACCCCACAGGACTATCAAAACTGCTCAGAAGCCCTAAACCTGTACATTAAACAACTACAGACTAAGGGTATGCCCTTATGGTTAGTAGAAGACCTCCCAGTACCTATGGTAGCAGGTCAATATACCTACACATTAGGCCCAACAGGAGATGTAGTCTGTGACCGCCCATTAAGAGTCGTTATGGCGTTCATTAGAAGCCCTCAGGGGAACGATACAACCCTTCAGGTCATCTCACGTCAAGAGTATATGCAACAGGGCTATAAACCCTCTTCAGGCACTCCTAATCAGGTCTATTACGACCCACAGTTAGGTAATGGCGTACTGTATGTATTTAACAACCCAAATGCCGCAGGATGGACTATCCACCTACAAGTACAACAACCTATTTCAGACATCCTAACTCCTAATGCAGTTCCCCAGTTTCCATCTGAATGGTTCAATACATTAAAGTTTGGACTAGCTGACCAGTTAGCCCTTGAGTATGGTGTTCCTGCACAAGTACGTGCTGAACTAGCTCAACGTGCTGCTAAGTATGAAGAAGTTATGACAGATTGGAGCCAAGAAGAGGCTTCTACTTCTTTCCAACCTGATTATAGATTTAGGGGTTAATTATGGCAATTAGCCGTATACCTCTTGCTCATAACATTGGTAGTCGTGATGGAACCTTAAACAAGGATTCAAAGCTAGGCAATGCGATTATTGAAGTAGAGAAAAAAGAGTCTATTGCAGCCGTTAAACGCCCAGGACTCAAAACCTATCAGACTCTAACCGCAGGAGAAGGACTTGGTATCTTTGCCGCTGGTACTCACTTACTTACTATTATTGGAACTACCTTCTATGACAATGGAGTGGCTAATGCTACCCCTGTCGATGGTACGGATGAGTATGATTTCATCTACTCAGTAGACCAATCTCAAGTCTTTTTTAAGAATGAGAGCCACGGATATGTCTATACCATTGCAACAAGCACCATTTTAGATTTACAAGGCACCATTACGACGCAAAATGGTACAACCATATCAGGTTTTCCCATAGTAACATTATCTGCATCTAATGCTTCTATTCAGATTGGACAGATTGTGACAGGGACGGGTGTTCCCCTTGGCACTTATGTTTTAACCGTATTTGGTACTGCCTTAACTTTAAGTCAAAATGCTACAGCTTCTGGAACCGTTAGTCTTACCTTTACTACCTCTTATCCTGGTACTACTGTATCAGGTGCGGTGTTTGTGGATGGGTATTATGTTGTTGGCACTCCTGAAGGGTTACTTTATAATTCTAACGTAGAAGACCCTACAACTTGGCAAGCAATTAACTACATTGGTGTAGTGTCCGATGCTGACCCTCTATTAGCTATTGGTCGTACAATTAACTATATTGTTACCTTTGGTTCCCATCATATTGAGTTTTTCTATGATGCAGGAACATCTCCAGGCAGTCCATTTCTTCCTTACCAGAACTCTGTCATTCAATTTGGAGCCGCAGCAGAAGACTCTTTAATACAAATGGATAACACTCTTGTTTGGATGGGTACAAGCCACCAAAAGGGATTTCAAGTAATGGCTATGTCAGGTCAATCTCCTCAGATTATTTCTAATCAGTATATTGAGAGGATTATCAATAACTGTAATCCTGACTCTGCTTATGCCTTTAGTATTAAGACATCAGGACATTCCCTATACGTATTAACCCTTAGAGACTTAGGGTATACCCTAGTATATGACTTTGCTCAAAACGGCTGGACATACTGGACTTCCACTGAAAATAACGTAGAAGGTTATTTTAAGGGTCAGTTCTATACCAAGTTTAATGACATGGATTTACTTCAACATGAGACTAACGGTAAGGTCTATGAGTTTGACTCTAATACCTATCAAGATGATGGCAACCCCATTACCGTATTGGCTCGTACACCTTTAGTTGATGGTGGCGATAATTTACGTAAATTTTGGAGAAGCGTCCAAATTGTAGGCGATAAGATTGATTCTTATGCCCTAGTACGCTATACCAGTGATGACTATCAAACTTGGTCTTCGTGGCAGAACGTTAACCTCAATACCGCTAAATCCGAAGTCCATAGACTAGGGCAAGGCCGCAGAAGAGCGTTTGACTTGTTACACCAAGATAATGTACCCTTGAGACTTGAATATTTTGAAGTGGATGTCGAAAAGGGGGATACATGATTGAGTATAAAGAAGAAACGTTTGACCAAGTAATTGACGAAATTAAACCTTTATTAGAAGACCATTGGGAAGAAATAGCCTTAAATAAAGAGGTTATTAAACTCAATCCAAACTATGAAATGTATGAAAAACTGTGCCATGCTGGGGTAATGAGGATTGTTACAGCTAGAGATGACGGTAAATTAATAGGTTATTGTATTTGCATTATTGCCTATAACTTGCATTATAAAGATAGTTTGACAGCTACAAATGATATATTTTTTATATCTAAAGATTATCGAAAAGGCTCAACAGGAGTAAAATTGTTCATTAAGAACGAGGAAATCCTAAAGAGCTATGGTGTTCAGCGTTTAATAATGAATACTAAAGTACACCAAGATGTTGGTGCAATATTTGAGCGTTTAGGATACAAACAGACTGAACGTGTGTTTGGTAAATTAATAGGATAGAATCATGGCAGAATCAACCGCAGCAGCAGCAGAATTTGTAGGCCCTGTATTAGGTGCTGGAGGAGCAGATGTTGCAGCCGCAGATGCAGGTGCATTAGCATTTTCAGCAGATGCCGCAGCACAAGCAGCAGCAGGAACAATGTCTGTTGCAGACGCATTATCTAATGGTGCAACTGCAAGTCAATTACTTCAAGCTGGACTTTCAGGAGAGCAATTAGCTCAAGCTGGATTAACTGCAGAACAAATTGCACAAGCGGGTGGAACTGCGGCTCAATTAGAAGGTGCTGCTGCAGGTGCTCAAGCTACGCCATTCCAATTAGCAGACGGTTCAATGGGTTCTATTCAAGGCGGTGATATTCTTGATGCTTCTGGTAAAGTTATTGCCCAAGGTGGCGTAGGAACTACACTAGGCGACTTAGCTGGATACGCCAAGACTGGTTCTCAATTAATAGGCGGTATTGGACAATTAGGACAAGCTGCATCATTACTTGGTGGCGGTGCTACTAAACCAGGTGTTGCAGACCCATACGCTCAATACCGTTCACAAGCAGCTTCCCAGTTACAGAACTTACTGGCAAACCCAAATACCATTACCTCTACTCCAGGTTACCAGTTTAACCTTCAACAAGGCTTACAGGCTCAACAAGCTCAACAAGCTGCACAGGGTCGTTTAGTATCAGGCGGTGGATTGTTGCAAGCTCAACAGTTTGGTCAACAATATGCTACTTCTAGCTTACAACAACAACAAAACTTACTAGCCACATTATCAGGTGCTAATCAAGCTCCTGCAGGTGCAGCACAAGCTCAACAAGGTATTAACTTTGGTCAAGCAGGTCTAGGTGCGTTGGGATTACAACAGTTAGCTGGTGGAGCAGCAAACGTACTAAACCCATTACAAACACTCTATTCCCAATAC